GCAAAAGTACATGACTTATGTCATGACTTTATACTCAGGTTCAACAACAAGAGTCAACATGTATTAGATGTAGCACACTGGAATATGTTTGAGAATAACCTCAGAGTTGATTCACACATATGTATAAAGGCACAATACGGTGCAAAAAGAGAATTCTATGTTGTTAATTTTGGTGCAAAATGCATGGTAAGGATGTATGAAAATATCTTCAAGTCTATTGCAAGTGAATTATCACAGGAAATGATTAGCTCTCCTGGTGATGAGAAGATGCTTCATATGTATAATAATGTGAATGAGGTTATAAAATCAGAGAAAAGCAATTCAGGTGAGACATTTTTTGTTAATGGGGATTGCACAAAATGGTCTGCGTGTGAAACAATGGCATCCTTTTGGTCAATGGTTTCAGGATTTAGTGGTTGCATTGGGGAGTCAGAGGCTGAATATTGTAAAGCCGTTCTTGAGGCGTGGACAAAGAAACACATTTTCATACCTGATGACATTCTCCGAGGTGTCCGTTTCATAACAGAAAAAACAAAGTATATAAATAGTGGCAGATATGTACTTAGTTCACAAAACTTCTTACAAGGCATGTTCAATTATTCGTCTTCAGTGAAAGCTGTCGCAGCAACAGAATATGCAATATATTGTTGGAATAGACTGTATGGTTCATCAAAACCAATAATTGTAAAGCATCTTGAACATTCTGATGATTACTGTCTAATTGTTAGGGTGACAGATCGGCAACATTTCCTTGACTTTAGAGTGATGCATAAATTGTCGCAGAAACTACATGGTATAAATGATAGTGATAAGAAAACAAATTGTCAACGGTTTATAATGGAGTTTATTTCTCTAATGTGTTTCAATGGTCAAATGGCATATCCCCACATAAAGAAGACAAAAGAGGCTGGTATAAATGTTGCTGGAACAGGTTATCAGCATGATTGCATGAATGTGATATCCAGGTCAAGTGAGGCTGTTAGAGTAGGTGTGCCCCAGTGTTCATCATATGTCCTACAGATGCTACAAGGTATAAACATATATAGGAAGTATTCATTATGCCCTGGTCAGAGGAATTCCCACCAGAATTCAGATGATCCATACAACTGCCCAATTGAATTATTCGGCTTACCCGACTGCCTACCACTTCTATATTTAGGAACTTCCGGAGATTCCAATAATTACAGGTTGTTTCTATATGCCAAGAAAAATTTGAGAATATTTAAGGGACTATATGTTTTATCCCAACACAGGACCAATGACATGGAGTCAAACATGCAGAGTGATTTATTACCAACTTTTTATACTGCAAGGTACTTCTACAAGAAAGGGGGCAACAAAATAAGAAAAATAAAACAGAAGATTGGATGGGATTTTGCTAAGATAAATGAATACCGTGAAAAAAATCCAGAATATCAATTAATCAAACCACGCCATACACAAAATTATAAGTTGTGGTTGGAGGCGATGTATTATAATACTAGCTTTAATGCTGCCTATTCCC